CTGACCAGACAGAGCAACTCACAAAGGCCATACAAAGGGCGGCCAGTGCGGAGGTCAGGGCGGCCATGGCGGTATCCGGCATCAAGCCCGAAAGAATCGAACGCGCCTGCCGTTTGATTGACATTGATTCCGTGCTGACAAATGGGGAGGTGGACAAGGATTTGCTGGACGGCGAGCTGGAGGCCTTATTGAAGGACTTCCCGGAACTCAAGCAAACCGTTACAGAACCTGCTGCCGGATTCAAAATCGGAGCGGAAATGAAAAAGCAGGAGAAAAGCAATCAGGATTCCGAAATTTCAAAAATATTCGGAGTTACTAAAACGTAAAAGGAGTATACAAAATGCCAATTTATGATTATGCGGAAAATTTTGAAAGGGCTCTTCAACAGAAGTACGCCATAGAGCTTACTTCCTTCGCTCTGACGCAATCCAACCAGGGGATACAGTTTATCAATGCGAGGACGATAAAGCTTCCCAGAATGGCCGTAACCGGCTACAAAGACCATGTGCGCGGAAGCTTGGGATTCAACGGGGGCACCATCTCAAACGACTGGGAGCCCAAAAAGCTTGAGCACGACAGGAGCATTGAGTTCGTTATCGACCCCATGGATGTTGACGAAACAAATCTTGTACTGGCGGCGGCCAACATCCAAAACACTTTTGAAACAGAGCACGCCATACCGGAAAAAGATTCTTATCGGTATTCAAAGCTGTTTGCAGAGGCGCAGACCTATGCAGCCAACGGAGCTGTTGTCAACACCGATTCCCTGAACGCATCAAACATTCTGGAGTGGTTTGATGAACAGATGGAAATCATGGATGATGCGGGTGTGCCGCAGGAGGGGCGTGTATTATACTTGACCCCTGCCATGAATACCCTGCTGAAACAGGCGCAGGGGCTTACCCGCTCCATTGATGTGAGGGGTCAGGGCGGAATTGACCGTCGTGTGACGGGGCTTGACAATGTATCTATTATCAAGGTTCCCTCGGCAAGGTTTAAAACCCTGTACGACTTCACGGAGGGGTGTATACCGGCGGCAGGGGCTAAACAAATGAACATTATGCTTGTGCATCCGTCCTGTGTCATTTCCCGCGACAAGCACGCCTACGCCAAGTTGTTTACACCCGGATCCGATTCCCGTACGGCGGACAATTACTTGTACCAGACGCGGTACTATACAGACAGTTTTTTGATTGAAAACAAGGCCCCCGGCATTGCTTTTAATGTAGAAGCGTAAGGAGGAATACAAATGTTTGCAGTAAAAGGTAACCGAATGGACAAAATCGCGGAAACGGAAAAGGAAAGTTTCCTAAAAAGAGGCTTTGACATCATCCTTGATGACGGGGAGGTTATCCACACCCCAAAAAAGACAGTTCCTTATTCGGAGGTGCAAGAAACTGCCGCCAAGGTCAAGGAGCTGGAAGCGGCTCTGGAGGAGTCCAAAAAAGCCACAGAGGCGGAAGTCGCCAAGGTCAAGGAGCTGGAAGCGGCTCTGGCAAAGGTGAGTAAACCGAAATAACAGAAAGGGGCTGACGACGTGATGCTGAAAGCATATGTAACTGACGTTGAATACGCGAATGAGGGCGCAGCGGACACGAGCGGCATGTCGTCGGTGGCCGTTCACAGGGCCCTTGCTCTGGCTTCGCTGAAAATTGATGGCCTGACCTTCAACCGTATCGGGAGCATTGACAGGCTGACGCCCTTCCAGCGGGAGCTTGTGAAAATCGCAGTGATTTTGCAGACGGACTACGCCATACAAAACGGCACGGCGGACGATTATAAGGGTGACCTGTCCAGCTTCTCCAGCGTGGATATTTCCATGAGCTATCAGAAAGCGGCAGGTGGCTTATCATCAATCCTTAAAGAGCATGGCGTCAGCCCGGAGGCGTATAGTGTCCTGCTCCAGACCGGGCTTTTGAACAGGAGGGTTTGATATGAATGGTAAATTGCCATTTCCTGATTTTCTGTCTGTCACACCTTGCACAGTCACGATATGGAGCAACGAGCTAACCGTAGACGGCGGGCCGGTTCCCGCGCTGGAGTGGTCTGGAGACTGCTGGTACAGTGATAAATCCAAGACCGTTATATCCAAGGACAAAAAAGAAATCGTGTTACAGGGGTCAATTCAGATTAAGGGAGACATTGCCCCGGGGCTTCCTTCTGTTTCAAGCGGCGAGGTGAAGGTTTCCGGGGGTGTTTTCCAGATCCACAGAGGCATACGCCCCCGAAATCCTGACGGAACTGTCCATCACACTACATTGGAGTTGTTTTAGATGAAAGTATCAGTAAAGCTTGACCTGAAGGCATTAGGGGATGTTGTGGGCGTAGCGAACAAGGCTCTCGTGCTAACCGGGCACAGCCTGTTGTCGGACTTGAAGCGGTCACAGACTATGCCGAGAGATTCAGGGGATTTGCAAAACATCCTCACCGGAATAAACTCTGATGATGCGGAGAAAAGCGTTGTATACATTGCGAGCCAGGGCCCCTATGCCCGACGGAACTACTTTCACCCTGAATACAACTTCCAGAAAGGCCACAATGCCAACGCCGGAGCGGATTGGTTTGCGCCTTATTTGCCCGGAGGGTCAAAGAGCGGAATGGCAAAAAAGCGATTTGCAGAACATTACAAAAAGCTTTCCGGAGGTGGTTCATAGTGACGTTGGCGCAGTTTACGGAATGGCTGACCCCGCTGATTGATTACGGTGAGCAAATCAGCATGGGCAAAATCAATGCCGAGAAAGAGAAAGCCGTGTGCCTGTATAGCGGAACGCCGGACGAGATGCCGGTTATGGCTATAGGCGGCGCAGGAAACTCAAGCTATGATATTCTGCCGGTACAGATTCTGATTCGGTGGACAAAATACAATATTCCCGCAGAAAAGGCGGCAACGGACGTTTTCGGGGTGTTATCCGGCACGTCCTTTCTTATGGGGGAAAAGAGATGTTTTATTCTTATGAGGTGTCAGAGGCCCATACCTCTCGGCACAGATGACAATGGCGTATTTGAGTATCTGATACGACTTAACGTTTATTTTGAAAGGTAGTGAAATTATGGTGTATCCCGCATATGAACTTGAATTTAAGATCGGAACCGCCGGAAGCGAAAGCGCCGAAACAGATATGAAGACCATATCTGATATGGAAACAATCGAACCGTCTTTTGACAATGGCATAGAGGAATGGAATCCGTACGACGCTGAAGGCTGGGTCAAGCGTCTTATGACGTCGAAATCCTTAACCGTCAGTTTGAGCGGAAAACGAAACGCAGGTGACGCAGGCAATGATTACCTGGCCGGTCTCGCCATGAAAAACGGAAATTACGCAAACACCGTGCTTGAAATCATTTTCCCGGACGGTGGAAAACTGCGCATGGGGTGCGTGGCCAGCGTGACAACCATCGGAGGCGGTGACGCCACATCGGTAAGCGGATTGGTAGCCGACCTGCAAAGCAACGGAAAACCAACCTATACAGAGGCATAAACTTATTTTCGAAGGGACGCCCTGTTCTCTTGCAGGTGCGGGGCTTCCCTTTATTTTGAAAGGATGAAAAACAATGGGGAAATTATATACGCTCGATGAAAAACTTTTGACTGAAACTCCGGAAATAAGAATCGGAGAAAAGATATATCCTGTGGACGACAGAGAAAAGACGGTAAAAAAGGTGATAAAAAGTGAATCCGGACAGGGCACAGACCCGGAGGCCATTGATGAGATACTCGCAATCGCACTGGGTAAAGGAGCTTTTAAAGAAATAAGCGCCTTGAACATGCCCTTCCCAGCCTACATGCAACTATTTCAAATGGTAGTGGGTGCTATGACAGGAGAGGAGTCGGAGGATGTAGGGCGTCGATTTCCGGAACGGGACAAATGAAGAGGCTTGGTTTGATGTTGAGTTTGACCGGGAATTAATCGAGGAATCCATTGCCAAGCAGTACCACATTCTCCCGTCGCAACAAGGGAATCTAAAATACTGTGATTGGTTTCGTTTGGTTTCCGGACTTATGGATGATACGCCGCTTGGACGCACTGTTGGTATCCGCATGGAAAAAGACCCGAACACTTTGAAAAATTACGGAAAACACGAAAATACCATACGCGCTGAGTGGAGGGTATTTAAGAGTGAACAAGCTATCTCTGAAAACAAGGCGTTTCCGGAAAAAGATAAAAGGCAAAAAATAAGCGAGCTGCAAAAAATTCTGCAAAACGCTTTTGGAAAAGGAGGTGTAAGTTAATGTCAGACCAGACAAACGTAGGAACTGTATTTATAGACCTCGCACTGGGAGGGGTGAAATCCTTTCAGTCCAGCGTTGAGAAACAAAGCGCGTCTGCGGGTAAGTCCATTGGTTCTGCGATGGACAAGGTGAAGGAGAAAATCGGTTCCACACTTAGCGGAGCTTACCAAGAATTTACAGACCTACTCAGTAAAACATCGAAACCCGAGAGGATTACCTCATATACATCGGCCATTGAAGAGGCGCAGGAAAAACTTAGGGCGTTGATAGCCGAAAAAGGCGACTTGGCGAATATGAAGCTTGATTGGAATAACCCGGAGATGATGGCCCAATCAATTGCTGCACGGAACGAAATTGAATCCCTTACGGGGAAAATAGAGGAAATGAAAGCGGCTCTGGGGGAAGCGAAATTGAATCCGGAGGTCGCGCAAGGCGTTGAAGCCGCTTCTGAAAAAACAGGGATCTTCGGAAGCAAGCTTAAACAGGTCATGAGCACTGCCGGCTCCGTAGGAAAGACAATAACGGGAGCCATAGGCGGCGCACTGACAAAGGCTTCCTCTGATGTGAAAAAGTTTTCCAACGGATTCAAGAACGCAGTAAAACCGGTATCAAAAGCACTCTCAAGAATCAAGCAGCTTGTAGTGGCCGCATTTGTGTTTAATGTTGTTAGAAAAGCGATGGTGTCCCTGAGGAATTATCTGGGAGGTGCGCTCAAATCCAATAAAGAGTTTATGTCCGGTATGTCTGCCGTTCAGGGTAATCTACTGACCGCTTTCCAGCCCGTATTTGAGTTTGTGATGCCCGCCATAAACTCGTTGATATCCGGACTGAAAACAGTAACAGGCTATATGGCAGCATTCACAAGCTCCCTGTTCGGAAAAACCGTCAAGCAATCGCAGGAGGCGGCACAGTCTCTGTATAATCAGGCGAAGGCGACCGACGCCGTAAGCAAGGCAACAAAAAAAGCCAAAGTCGGTCTCATGGGATTCGATGAGGTCAATTCTGTCAACAGAAAGTCAGAGGATGAAAGCGGCGGAACCGGAGATTCTTCAATCGTTCCTGATTTCAGTTCATCAATAGAGGTGCCAAACATATTTGAAAAGATGATAGAATCCATAAAAAGCGGAGACTGGGAGTCCGTTGGAGGATTTGTAGCTGATAAAATAAACGGTGCCTTCAAGAAGCTGAATCCAACGGAGGCTGGAAGTAATATTGCCAAATTTTTCAATAGTGTTGTTGATTTCTTCTACGGACTGGTCACGAAAACGGACTGGGCCTTTATCGGTAAATGGTTTGCCAATGTTGTCAACGGGTTTTTTACAAAATTCGATTGGGGGAAGCTCGGAAAAACAATAGGCGACTTCGCAAAAGGACTGCTGGATACTGTTATAAATTTCATAACAGGCATTGATTGGAAGCTTATAGGGCAAGCAATAGTAGACCTTATTCTTGGTATTGACTGGCTTGGAATCCTTGGCCGGTTAAGCAGACTCCTTACAGTGGATCTGCAATTTGCAATATATGGCCTTTTATGGGGAATCATTGAGGGAATCGGAGAAGCAATCGGAGGCTATTTCGGGGAGAAAATTGAGGAATCGGGGGGCAATATCGGAAAGGGTATATTAAAAGGCATAGGGGATATATTTGTGGGTATCTATCAATGGCTGAAAACATATTGTTGGATGCCTTTTATAGAAAACTTCAAAAAGTTGTTTGGCATACATTCCCCCTCAACGGTCATGGCTGAACTCGGCGATTTTATCGCACAAGGATTCTTGAACGGTATTCTGCGGCTGGTTGAGGATTCAATAGCCTTTTTCGGAAAAGTTTTGCAGGGAATAAAAGATGTTTTTTCCAATGTCGGGACTTGGTTTAAGGATAAATTCACGGACGCGGTTGCCAATGTGAAAAACGCTTTCAGCTCCCTTGGGGGTTATTTCAGTGGGATTTGGGACGGAATCAAAAACGCATTTTCCAACGTAACAAATTGGTTTAAGGATGTTTTTTCCAAAGCGTGGGAAGGTGTAAAGAATGTATTTTCAACCGGAGGGAAAATATTTGACGGTATCAAGGACGGTATCGCAGGAGTTTTCAAGACGGTGGTTAACGGAATTATTGACGGAATCAACAAGGTTATCAAGGTTCCCTTCGACTCCATAAATACTATGCTTTCCAAGTTGAAAGGCTTTGAAATTCTCGGAATGAAGCCATTCGATTGGATAAAAACATTCAACACACCGCAAATACCTAAACTTGCCCAAGGCGGAATTATATCCAAGCCAACACTGGCAATGGTAGGCGAGAGAGGTAAGGAAGCTGTCATGCCGCTGGAAAACAACACCGGATGGATTGACCAGCTGGCCACAACCCTATTCAATCTTCTATCATCTTACAGTGATGGTTCGCAAGGGCAGTCAGGTACGGGACAGCCGATTACTGCCATATTAAACCTCGATGGAAAGGAACTTGCCCGGGTGGTTCTTCCACTGCTGAATCAGGAGCAAAGCGCCACAATTGCTAATCTGCAAATCGCCCGGGTGACTGGATAGGAGGCATACATATGTTTTTAAAAATCAATGGCGTTGAGATGCCTGAGGTCACGGAGGTTGCAACGGACAGCTTTACCATCACTGAGAGCGATAGGGACGATAACGGCAACATGGTCCATGAGTTTATCACAAAAAAGCAGAAGATTGCGGCAACTATCGGGTTGCTGACCCACGCCCAGCGGCAGCTTATATACAATCAGCTGGCCGTAAACAAGGGTCTTTCTCTCTCCGTAACCTTCAACGACCCGGAAACGGGAAGCGTAAAAACCATCAACTGTTATGTGGGTGATAGGAGCATTAAGCTAAAGGATTCCAAATTCGGCGTACCGACGCATTGGTCTGATTTCAAACTAAGTCTGATTGAAAACTAAAAAGGGGGGGTGTGCAATTGTTACCGGTAAGTCAAGCCTTTATAGAGGCTGCGGAATCAAGGGTTCGAAGCAGCGTAATGCGTGTCACCTTAAGCTTTGATTCCAATGAAAACATAGAATATACCCCTCAATACACCTCCTACTTGTCGGCCTCGACAGAGGTGTTTGCCGGCCAGATGAATAATAATGTGCATTACTTTTACACTCAGAAATGGACGCGTCTGCAAACGGGACCGAAGGGGTGGGCTTTGGGGCAGAGCGCACTGGCTCCTTTTACGAATACCGCCATGGAGTATGGAATGTGGAGCCGTAAAATAAGCGGCTCTGACAATCGGTTTGCAGTAGACTCTGCAAACGACGGATTTCTCATGCAGTTTCGGTACGAGACGAATGTACCGGATGTACATATCGTGTTTGACAAGGCTGAAAATCAGTACGCCGTTGACTTTAATCTACACATTGCAAGTATAAATCCGGAGGAGCCGGAGCGTGTCATTGAAATCAGGAGCAATACAAGGGCTGAATGGCAGTTCGGACAGGAAATCATGGACGTGTTCTCACTCCGTGTGATTCCCATAACGTGGAGCCATCCGGGGGAGCCTGCCAGAATCGCCGAACTTTATTTTTTTCAGCCGGATTTGGTTTTTGACGGGGGTAGTCTTTTTGAGGTAAAAGTCATTGAAAGCTGTGAGCAGGATGGCCAAAACACCAGCGCGGGACTGAACCGTTTACATATCAAATTTAACAATGCGGACAGGAAGATTCTCATCAGTCATGGGGTTAAGGATTTGAAAGTGCTTCCCGAATTTGCCTTCGAGATTTCCGACGGCGTGTTTGAATGGATCCCTATGGGGGTTTTCTTCGCCTCCGAGTGGAACTTCGACAAGAATAATAAAATCGTAACGCTGGAGGCAGTTGACAACCTGTCCTTATTGGGCGATACGTCCATAGAAACTCCTTATCTGGATACAGAGCACATCACAGCCGATTCATTTGCCGCATCTGTTCTGGAACCGACAAGCCGATGGTTTGGCGGATTGCAGATTGACGAAGGCATAAAAGGAAACTGGGCAACGCAAATCGCACATATACTTCCTAACGATGTGAAATCCGCTCTTGTTGAAATAGCTGTCAATATGGGGAGCTATTTGTCTGTTGACCGCCGAGGAGATGTTTCCATACAACCCTTTGACATTGACCCGGAGGTCATTGCCTACCGAATCACCCCGTCAAACCGTTTTCAAGGCAAAAGCAAAATCACCCCCTACGACACATTCAATGCGGTATTCATACTGTCTTATGCTGTATCTCGAGGAAGTGAAACAGAGCTTTTCCGTGGCGTCATACGCAGGGATAACACGGATGATGGAAGTGCTATCTATGTTCGTGTAGAGTATACTGGCGCCCCTGTTGAGGTGGACACGTTGGCATTGACAGGAACCTATCCGGCAGACACCGAAATCAGGTTGTATTCTGACTACGCTCTGTTCGGGCTTAAGCAGAATGGAGAATACGAGCTGACAATAAGAGGCGTACCAATTATGTACGATCAAAGACCCACAAGCTTCATTGATGATATCAGAAGCAGGAAAAGAGTGGATTATGATTTGCGGTTTATTCAGGATACGCAAACCCTTGATTTTGTACTGAACATCCTGCAAAGCCGCCATAAAAACAGGCGGGCCCGG